TGAAATAAGATTGATCAAGTTTTGCTGTTCCTAGATAGGTAATGAGAACGAAGACTAGTTCCATTACTTCATTACTATGGCTACGACTAAAGCAATTACTCCGAATGTGCTTGCCATTGACATAGCTTCTAGTCTCCACATACGTTTATCTAGGTTTCTTAATCGATCATCTACTGCTTGGTATCTAATTGCACACTCTTTCTCATGTGCCAGTAAATCCATCTGAACTCTGAGCTCAGGTGTTATCTCCATTTTTTGTTTCATTATTGTTTAATCTCTTGAACACTTATAAATTTTAAATCATTTGTATTAGCACCAAATTTAACTAGACCACCACCATTCGCTGAAGCAATATAAATTTTATATATAACTGCACTTGTAGTAGCTGGATTATCGAGCCAACTAAAAGCCGAGTTATGTATAACTCCAGTAGTATCGTTAGCATAAGAATTATAATTAGCAACTTTTCCAGAATCTAAATCTGCTGCAGCAAAACTAGCACCACCAACACTTCTATATAGATATAGTTCTATCGCATTACCAGTTACAGCACTATTAAAAGCACCTTGTGCATTAAAGTTAACTAGTAACTTACTTGTTGAAAGCTTAGGTGTTATTGTTACAAGTATATTAGTTGCTGTTGGACTTTGAGAAGATGTTTCAACTCGTGTATGTCCATTTATACCTTCTTGAAATTGTGCTACTTGTGTTTGAATAACACTACCAGCAGGCATACTTGTTGGATTGAGAGTAGGGATATTAGCCGCAACGAGTGCTTGCTGATTGCCACCGAAGTTTAATTTTGTTAGTGCCATACTATCCTCCTATCTCTGTGGCTGATATGAAGCTAAGACCCCTATCAAATGATTTATTATCAGTATCTCCAACAGTTCTATTAATATGTAAGGTGTCATTACTATAACACTCAACTCCAAGTTTATAAGTTATTTGACTTGTTGTATTAGGAGAATCAAAATATGTTACAATAGCCATTTCAGGTGTACTATCATCATCAGATGCACTATGAGAAGATAAGCTAGTTGATATACCACATAATCGACTACCAGCTTGAGCATGAGCTAATTTTGTTGTATCTCTATAAAAGAACCACATACCACTATATGTATTTGATGCAACTCCCCATTCAAACATTATATTAGAGTCTAATCTTATTATAGATGAAGTACTTTTTGGTGTTATATTTACTGTTAATACAGTTATTGCAGTAGATGTTTGTCCTGTAATAGATTGAGTAGTTGTGCTTGTGTATTGTGTAAAAGGCATTTGCAACACAGCATCTTTTATATAAGGAGTGCCAGAACCACTAGCATTTTGGAGGTTGTCTACTTTAAGTATACTTGTCATGTTATGCTCCTTCTAATTTTGCTATTCTTGCTTCAAGTGCATTATTCTTAGCTGATAATTCTTGGATTGCTTTTGTTAAGAATGGTATAAGCTCACCTTCTGCTAATCTTTGTCTTTTATCTTTCCCTGATTCCATCCAAAGACCTAGACCATCTTTGATATCATATTTATCTATAACCTCTTTAACTTCTTGTGCTATAAAACCATGATTATATTTACCATTCATAACTCTTTCATCGGAATCTTTATCGTAACCTTCCATCTCTTCTGGAATGTCTTTTTCTTTTTTCCATTGAAATGTTACTGGTCTAAGTTCATTAATAAATGCAAGACCTACAGTTTCATCTTTAATATCTTCTTTTAATCTTTCATCTGATGGTGCATTCCAACTAGTTCCTCCGAAACCTATACTAGTATCTACCGAACCTTGACCGAATGTAAATGTTTGAGTGCCTTGCCCTGATGTGTTATAGCCGATAACAATTTCGTAATCTATAGTACTTGAACTTGTTTTAGAATAATTACCAATTAATATATTTTGACCACCAGTTTGCAAAGGTGTTGAGTATGTTCCTGATTGATACCCAATCTCAATATTGTTAACACCAGTTGTTAGTCCTCCCCCTGCCTGATAACCGATTGCTAAATTACTGTCTCCAGTAGCAACTTCTAATGCTCCTCTACCAATAGCCACACAGCTATCAGAACCATTACCACTATACAAAGCCTGCCAACCGATAGCAACATTGTTATGACCATTATTACCATAGCCTGACTGCCAACCAATATATGTGTTATTACTTCCATCAGTTTGACTATACATAGCTTGATGACCAATCGCTACGTTTCTAACTGCAGTATTAATTGAAGTTCCTGAATAAGCACCAATTAGAGTATTAGATGTACCAGTTGACATTGAAGCCCCTGATTGACCACCAATTAAAGTATTGTGATCTCCAGTTGTTATTGCATTCCCTGCACCAAATCCAACTGCCGTATTGTAAGTATCGGTAGAACTTGTAAAGTTTTGTGTTGATAATGTGCCATGACCAATCGCAACCGACCTACTACCTTTTGTATCTGCTCCTAAAGCATTATTACCAACTGCTGTATTAAAACTTGAATCAATTAATGCATCCCCTGCTGTATAACCAATTAAAGTATTTTTATCTCCAGTAGTTAGTGCTGTTCCTGCTTCATCGCCAACACAAACATTATAATCACCACCATTTGCAATGGAGTTACCTGCATTGACACCTGCTGCAAAGTTGCTTGTGCCACTTGTAATTTTTTTTATGTCGCCAGTAACACTTAGATCTGCACTTGCAGTTATATCTCCGTCACTTGCTACAGTTGCTGCAACAGTTCCGTTTGTATGTGCAATATTCTGCACGCCTATTTTACTACTCATGTTATACTCCTATCCTACTAAATGACCGCTAAACCAACTGTCATCATCAATATCAGTTTGGCTTGTGCCGCCACTTTGGTTAATTAAAAGTGATACTGCTGTATTTGCTGCTACATAATAGGTTAAGCTAGAATTCATAGCAAAGAAAGTGTTGTCTTGTCCAAAATCAGGGTCAAACAAATGCCCTTGTATAGTAGTACCACCTATCTGCCACATAAGTAAATAGTATCCAGCAGCAGAATCTATGTTTTCTAATCTTAAATATGTGCTAAAATGATAAAATCCGTTTACAGGAGCAGTAAAAGAATTGTTTGCAAAATTGTTACCGTTATCAGTAACTTTATTATTAAATGTAATTGTAACATTTGAGTTTATTGCAATATTCTCTTGTTTGCTAGTTGGATTAACATAAAACGCTGGTACATTTGGTTGTGTAATTACTCCCCCTGTAGTTTTTGGATGTAATTCATTTACATATAATTTACTCATATTATACCACCGTAAAAGTTCCGTTGACTGTGAGTGTCACACTGCTTGGGATTGTAAACGGACCAAACACTCCAGCATTCTCACCTGATGCTATTGTTTGATTCGTTGTAAGACTATTTGTATTCACCCTTATCGGTGCTGTTCCTCGACCTAACGTAGACGATAGCTTTGCACTTGTAACAGATCCATCTGTAGGTACAACACTATCACCGACTTCACCTAGAGCGACTACGTAGTTTATTACATCGTTACTGCTGAGGTTTTCTGAGAATACTATATTGCTCCCACTGACACTATATGCATCAATAGGTGCTTGTGTAACACCGTTGAGTGATACAATAAGCTGTTCTGCACTGGCTGGTGTAAATGCAGCACCACCTCTTTGTAAGGCGTATGTTGCAGTGGCACTAGCTGTTAATGCATCTAGCTTTATAAACTCTCCTGTGAGAGGTTGTTTTCCTATATATGGCATTATTCTGCCTCCTCTATTTTATTTCCTTTCTTAACCCATTCAAGGATTGCTGCGTAGTGTCTGTTGGCAGGGTCTAGTGGTACAGTCATTTCTTGACTATCTATTGTAGCTTTTATAGAGGTATTAGAAGTATCTAAACTGCCCTTCATATATTGTGCTTTTGTTATATTCATCATATACTCCTATAATTCTGCATCTATTGATACTTGACCACTGTATGTTATTTGATAACCTCGTTGTGGAGAACCTCCACTAATAGAACTTAACTCCCACCAAATTACATTTGGTTGATACATTGATGATGCTATTGTAGCTGACGCAGTACCATGTATTCCTGCAATCCAGTAGCTATTATTACTACCACCGATACTCACAGTTGGTGCTGCTCTCATTATAACTGGAAGTACCATATCCAAAACTGCTTGAGTAGTTGAATACACAACTCCAGTAACACCACTAGCTCTATTATCATCTGCAGGATTTGTTTTAACAAAATATCTATGGCATAGAGTTAATTCTTCTGCATATGGTCTATACTCAAACGGTGTAGCTTGTGAATTTGCTTCTACTTGAACTCCAGTAATCAAATAAACTACAGAACCAGAGCCATTTGATTTTATAGTAAGTTGTAATCCATTTGCAACTTCAGCAGGTAAAGATGCAAAAGTACAAGTATATCTTGCATAAGATGATGTTGTAGATATTGTTTGACTTGATATAGATGTTGTACCACCAAAGTTGTCTTCAGAATTTGCTCTTGATAAGGCTACTGCAATTTTATCTGTACCTGCACCAGTTGTTTGTTTTAAATAAAAACTAACAGTTATTGTTGCTCCAACTAATTGTTTACAAGTAGATGCTTCTATTTTTTGTGTAAGACCACTCGAGTCTCCACCACCACCTACTGAAGTAGCATACTGAAAACCAGTAGGTACGTCTGTTGACCTTGATATAGCTAAACTTGATGGGGCATAATAAGACCACCTATCAACAGAAGTATAACCTATTGCAGAGGCTGAGGTTGCTCTTTGCCAACATTGCATTGCACCATTAATAATAATATTACGTCTACCCAAGTTAGGAGTTGCTAGCTTAGTTGTTGTCAGTGTACTATCTGTTACACTAGCGTTTAATATTTTACTTAATGCCATGCTCTACTCCTTTGGGTATTTATCTTTAATTGCTTTAATAGTCTTTTTCCAACCATCTATTCCATTATGATATAGGTCATCTAATTGATTTATTATTGTTGGATATTCTGCTTGTCTTTTTCCTATATATGCTATTGCTGTTATCTTAGCCTTTATATCTGCCTTTGATATCTCTTTAGTTCCATTTACCCATTGAATATCGCAAGTATCTACATCGTCACCTTTGACTAGGACTTCTGCTTTTGAATTAATTGCGAGTATTGCTTGGACTATATCATTTTCCATTTTAAGCTCCTATTTCCATTAAAGACATAACTGCTGGGTGTCCAGAGCTTCCTATTGTTTTAACACTTGTTGTTCCACCAGAACCTCTTCCTATACTAAAGGTGTAGGTCTGAGCACTAGTCGTACTTGGAGAATCAACTACAACATGACTAGCTGTCCAATAACAAGTATGGGTATTTGTTTCGACTCCATTACCAGTATATTCTCTTGAAACTACTGTATCACTCGTAGTTCCTCTGTATATATCAGAAGTTAAAAGACTACTTGAACCTCCAACAACAGTACATGATGCTCCAGCAGTAATAAAGATTTTACTTGAGGTAGAACTTGGGGTAATAGATGCAGTTAAAACAGCATGTTGTCCACTTGCAGTTATTGTTGCTGTAGCAGTTGTTGTACTAGTATTAACGACTTGCAATATTTTACCTGCACCTACTGGTGTACTAGTAAACGTAGCCACGCCTGTATTCGCTACAGTAATAGCAGCATTACCTGTTGTGCTCTGTATAGCACCGACTTTTAATGTACTCATGCTATCCTCCTATCTCAGTTGCTGAAATAAGGCTAAGCCCTCTTTCATATTCTGTAGTATCTGAATCTGCATAGCATCTATTGATACCGAAATTAGTGGTATAGTGTGTAATTACACCTACCTTATAAGTTATTTGACTAGTTGTACTAGGCGTATCAAAATATGTATACTTAGCTGTTTCAGGTGTGCTTGCTCCATCTGCATTTTCAGAGATTGAAGTAGCACTTATTCCACACAATCTATTGCCAGCTTGGGCGATAGCTAATTTTGTTGTATCTCTGTAAAAAAACCAAACACTATTAAAAGAAGCTGCTGAAGTCTGCCATTCAAAGAATACATGTGCATCTAATTTTATTATTGAGCTTGTAGACTTTGGTGTTATATTTACTGTTAATACAGGTACAACAGTATTGGTATTAGCTGATATAGCTTGAGTACTTGTAGATGTGTATTGAGTATATTGAATTTGCAATACACCACCAGGAATTATAGGAGATGCTGTTCCAGCGATATCCGTAATCCTATTTGATCTTAATTCACTCATTATATCATATACCCCATAAAACTATGATTGTTCATCTGAACACTTGTTGAACCAGCACCACTAGAATATCCATAAACACATAGTTGATTGCCTACAGCTAAATCAAATATTCCAGATACTTCTCCATTTAACCATGCTGCATCATTGCTGTAGTATAAAGAATATCCACTTACTCCATAGTTCCAACTATCACTTGAACTTGCTCTATAAGCCAAAGCGAGATAACTCGTAGATACAGCACTTGGGTAATATAAAGTTGCATGAGTATGAACATAATATCTACCAGCAACAGAACAAGTCCATATTCCAGTAGCAACATTAAAGTTACTTCCTATGCCATCTGGCTGAAAACTATTATTTGAGTAAGGTGTTGAAGCATGAACATTAGTAACACTATTTACGAAAGTATCCCAATCTCCTCCGTCCATATACATTGTGCTACCATTGTTTATCAAAACATAACAAAAAGCATCTTTTGCACTTACACCAGTTCCACCACTGGATACTGCTAAAGGTGTTGTTAAAGATACTACACCACCACTAATATTTGCTGCAACGTTTGTACTTGTGTCTTGTATTTGATTTACTTTTATTGTACTCATCACACCACCGCCAAACTTGCACCAGCAGTAATTGTTAACGTAACACCACTAGCTATTGTTAAAGGTCCAGCTGCAACACCATTTGTATTTGCTGCGACTGTAACACTTGTATTTAATTCTTGTTCATGTACTCTTATTATATTTCCGAGAGCTGTACCTGTATCTCCAAGAAACGATCCTACACCAGCTGCACCTGTCATCATAGCTGCAGTTATAGAGTTTGCTGGAGGTACAACTGTTTGAAGAGCTTTACCTATATAGACAACGTAAAAGTTATCTGAATTAGCCACTGCACCTGTCATAGTGAGAGCTGTTCCACTTGCACTGTATGCATCTGTAGGCTCTTGTCTTACATTATTCACAAACACTTCTATCTCATTTGAGTTAGCCACTGCATGTGATAGAGTATAACTAGTTCCACCATCACCAGTAATATCTTGTTTAATCATACTGCTAAAAGAACTACTACTTTGATTTCCTACGTATCCCATGTTATTCTCCTATGTGCTAATTGCGTCTACTGCCGATACCCATACGTCAAGACTACTTGCAGTATCTGATACAACATATAATCTATCTAATGCTTGTACTACAAACTTAGCTCCACCGTCTAAAACCTGCAGTGTACCTCCTGTTGGGATAGGTGCATCTTTAATATAATAATGTCGATATTGTTCACTTGTATCTACACCCCCTACACCTACGTTCACTATTATAAATACTGAAGCCTTAATAGCTAAAGCTGATCTGTTTGCTAAGTTAATACCGACTATTGTATCAAAGCTATCAAAGTTAGCTGCGTCAGGGATATCAACTGGCGTTGTTCCGATATTTTTTTCGGCATATCTTCTAAAATTTTGTGCCATCTTATTCTCCTATAAAGCTATTGACATAGCTATTGCAAAACCATTTGTTGCATAGCTTGATAAATCTTGTTGTGCTATTGATTGCCATGTACCTACTGGTGCTCCTGTGCCTGAAGGTGCTACTTGACAATATCTAACTGCATTAACCGAGGTGCTATAGTATAGATCACCAACAGTTACAGTTTTACCTGCGGCTTCATGGGCATTTTCTGCTGCAGCATCACTTGCATAGTTCCCATAGTACTTCTCATCGAAGTTAGCTACCGAGGAAGCTGCTTGATCTGCCCAATACTTTGCTGAGTATTGACCACCAGAGACTGCTGTGGACATAACAAAGTTACCGCCACCTAACGCCCACTGTTTAGCTGAACCATTTGATTGAGCTGCCTGTATTCCTATTGCATATTCTTTAGCACTGTATTCTGTATTATCTACTGTATTAGTTGTATCTGTTGCCCAGTCCTTGGCACTACCACCACCAGAAGCATTATCAACACCTGTACCACCTACAGCCCATGCTTTAGATGAGAACTCTGATCCTGTGATAGCTCCGTCTACTTTTATAGCGTAGTTCTGTGACTTGGTTGCTTGTGTTGTAGCAGTTGTTGCATGTCCACTTGCAGTACTTGCACTAGTCCCTGATGCTGTTGCACTACTGGCACTTGCAGTAGCACTTGTTGCACTAGCAGTTGCACTAGTTGCTGCTGCAGTTGCACTACTAGATGCATTAGTTGCTTGAGTTGTTGCAGTGTTTTTAGCAGTTACTGCATTAGCCTCAGCTGTTTCTGCATTAGTCTCTGCAGTCTCTGCATTAGTCTCGGCTGTTTCTGCCGCTGTTTGAGCTACGACTGCTGCATTCTTTGCAGTTGTTGCCAATGATGCATTTGTAGTTGCATTGTTGGCTTGTGTAGTTGCTGTAGATGCACTTGTACTTGCACTTGTTGCACTACCTGCTGCTGCACTTTCAGATGCTGCCGCATTAGTTGCACTTGTACTTGCCGCAGTTGCCTTAGCTGTTGCTGTTGCTGCATCTGCCGCAGTTGTACTGGCACTGTTACTAGCGTTTGTAGCACTTGTACTCGCATTTGTTGCACTCGTACTTGCACTAGTGGCACTATTACCAGCATTTGTTTCACTTGTTGCTGCATTGGTTGCACTTGTTGCTGCATTTGTTTCCGAAGTCTTTGCATTTGTTGCAGCCGTTTGAGCTGCGAGGACATCTGCACCGACTAGATCAGGAATACCATCTATTTTAGTATCACCAAACAAGCCACCGTTGGCAGAGTTATCTGTTGCACCTGTAAACTGTCCAGGTCTTGCTGCAGTTGTCATTATATTAACCCTCTTCCATTAAAGTTTATTTGTAGATTACCACCAGATGCATTCCTCTTTCCATCTTCGTCATTTAATTCTTTTATTTCATTAAAGAACATTGTACCATACTTTTGGGCTTGGTCATCTTCTTGTGTAAACGAGAATATTTCTGCAAGAGCACCCATAAGTAATACTCTTTCATTTTGATCTCTAAGCCAGTTAGGGACAAGTGTTCCTATATATTTTGTAGCTGTTGTATTTGAGAATGTTATATCTACATTATCAGCTATTGTCTGTGCAGTATCTACTGTTATACTATTTTGATTACTTACATTAGTTACCTTTGGAGGAGCACCTGTTGATGCATTTGCTACAACTCCTGTACCTGATAGCTCTTGTCCAACAACAACTGTACCTGATCTATTATCGTTTGTTATACTTGTACTATTATTTACTGCCACATTTACTTTAGCAGTTATATTTCCTGTAGCTGCTGTGACAGCTTCTGCTTGAGTTGCATATGCTGTTGTATTAGCTACACCACCAGTTGTGGTAAAGTATAAGTATGTAGTTCCACCAGTTGTGGTTAAGAACCCAGCATTATAGTTTAATACTGTAACTGAATATAATGCATCTAAAGCTGGTAGTCTTCTATAGTATAACATTTCTATACTATTGGCACTTCCTGTACTATTAAATCCAGGAGTGAGTAGGACAACATTCCTTTGTCTAGTCCAATAGTTCATATTGGAATATTTCTCTGCATTAACATCATTAAATGTTCGTATATCTAGTTTTTCATTAAACACTCTTAACGACTTACTATCACTATCTAATTCTTTTATCTGTATAAATTCTATTAAGTCAAAAGGTAACTGTAATTCTGTTATAGTTAATCCACTTTGACCTGTTGCGGTTGCTGTCTCTAATAAAGACTTTTCGTATATTGCTACGTTTTCTAAAGGAGGAACACGAAGTGTTCGGTAAGCCTTATCTGCGGCATACTTTAAGCAATCTTGAATGATCGCATCACTCACAACCTCTTCGTCTCGGTTACACCAGTTTCTAACGAGTGTAGTAAGCTCAGTATATGTTAATGCCATATCTTACTCCTAAGTGTTGATCACTAAATCACGGTATTCAGTCATAAGAATACTTCTTAACTTGGTTAGGTTAGCTGGATTATTCATAAAGTGTTGATCATGTAGATCTAACTTATGTTTTTGTAGTATATCTATTGCAACGATATCTGGTATTGTAGCTAGCTTTCTATAACCATCTTTAGTCTTTCCAAAGTAATCTTGTCTGTCTCTTTCGTTTTTAGCGTGTTCTTTATATTGATCTATGTTTTGTTTTGCTTCCCATTCGCCTGTCTGTAAATCAAAACCAGCCTTAATAGACTCTTTTTGATCTACAGTGGCACTTGAGAAGACAAAATTATTTTCTTTAGCCATGTCCTCAAACTCCTTAAGCTGGTTCTGTAATTGCTACAAATCGACCTGATTTACCTATATAACCTAACTCATCACCAGTAGCTGCAGCATCAGGTGTTACATTAATACCTGCTTTAAAGTGAGTTAGTTTATAACCACCACCTGTCGCTTCTGTAATACGAATTGTTGATTGTGATGCCGCAAAAATATTACCACTGCTAGCATCAAAAATGTAAAGTTCGTTCATTATTATCTCCCTGTAAATACTGTTCCACCAGCACTGTAGCCTTTAGCCATTTTCATTCTACTTAATTGTAACTTAGTAGGTTTAATATTAGTTCCTTTATAGTTACCTTTAGAATCTAATTTCTTTTTGTTTGCACTTTTCATTCGATCTGGACCAAAATTTCTTTTAGTTTCTTTAACTGCTTTATTAAAATCAGATTTCATTTTACCAAATTCATTTTTTACTTTACTAAAAATAGATTTCTTTTCGGCAGGAGCTGTTTGAGTTTTTGAACCTCGTTTTTGATCTGGAGTACCTTGACGAACACTTACTTTTGGACCTCTAGGATTTTTCTTATCGGCAGTATCGTTACTATACATAGGCTTATTAACTTTCTTTTTGTCATCTGCTCTATTAGTAGTATATTTTTTACCTTTATAAGTAAATGTTTTTCCAGCACCTAATTTTTTTCTAGCCGCTGCAAAGGCTTGACCAAAAGTTTTTGGTTCACTGCTTGCAGAACTTACAAAGTTTTTAATTTTATTTCCAACATTTTTAATTGTTTTTCCAAGTCTTTTATCTGAACTAGGCGGTCCTGATTCTTTTGTACCAAAATATTTTTTTCTATTTTTTTTTATTTTAGCATCAGTTTTCTTTTTAGCTTCTGCTAGTGACATTACCATATTGTATTCTCCTATATAAAAAAAGGGAAGCCATGTTGACTTCCCTTAAAATAACAGTTAATTTAAACCGTAGATAGCACCACAACCTTTTGGATTGCGTACTTCTAGAGTTGATTCTTCAACCATCATACCGACAGTAGAGTCACCTTTCTGCCCTACATCAACCTCTTTTAAAGGTCTTAGTGAAGCCATAGCGAACCACTGTGGATCATAGATAAGTGCTGAGAAGTTAGCAACATCAGTTGTTGCACCTAGGTTAGTTGAACCGTTAGTTTGAGTAAACTGAACAGCATTAGTTAATCCCATGATGTAGTTTGGTACTACCATTAGATCACCAAAGTCTGACATGTATACATCTACTGACTGTCTTAACTTTCCCTTCTCATCGATGTTTCTTACAACACCAGTATCACTGATCATTAAGTCGGAGAAATCCCTTCTTAACTTAGGTGACATCATCACCTTAGTTGCCTTACCACCCTCTTCATAGATCTTCTGCATAACAGAATCAATTTCTGAAAGTGATAGTGAGCCTTTAGCTGGTTGTCCAGCTGCAGCGGCATTTGATTTAATCTTTCCAGTACCGTCACCTTGAGTTGCTGGGGCTTCCCAACCACCTAAGTAATTAACTGTAGCTGTATTATTAATAAATGATTGATATCCACCTGAACTTCTTGCAGTTCCAGCTTGGGCGGCAACAGCTGCAGATACGTTAAAAGAATGAACCATGTCATGCTCAACGTCTCTTCTTAGCTCTGTGCCTCTTTTCTTTAACTGATATGCATATTCATCTGCAACACCAGCTTGATCTACAGCCCTTCTAGTTCCTGACACAGCAATAGTTTTACCGTTGATCTGTGTGTAGTTACCTAGTCTGGTTCTGTTTGGACCTGATTTATTGAAGAAAGCACCATCAGTACCTACTCCACCACCACCGTTTGCTGAAGGCTCTAGGTAGTCTGTACCCTCACCAACTCTTGAGTTTCCAGGTGCTTCTAGCTGATCTGTTTGCCATTCGTGATAGATAGCAGTTGCTTTTGCACTGCCGATAGATGACATAAAAGGAGTTTCATCCCTTGTAATCATCGTAATAAAGTTTGCAAGGTCTTCTCTTTGAGAGACGTTTGCACTGGTAGCTCTAGCTGGACCTTGTGGTCCACCAGAAGCTCTTACGCCTAAAGTCGCCATTGTATTATACCCTCCGAGGTATTATAAGTTTAATGATTTATTTGCAAGTCCTCGAAGAAAAAGCATTTGATCATCGTTAGATGAATCTTCAGCAAAAGCTCGTTGCCTTATCATAGTCTCTTGATCTACTTCTTTTTGAGACCTAGTTTTGGCTTTACGAACAGGAGCTTTTTTAACAACAGTATTCTTTCTTTTAGCACTGCCTTTAGTTACTCCTTGTTTTAATCGTCTGTAGTCATCTACAAACTTCACAATAACAGGGTCTACAATAGTGTCTAGAATTTCTGGTTGTATACCTTCTGCTATAGCAAACTCTCTTATTGCTTTAGCTGTCTTCTCATTGAAGTCAGGTATCATTTCTGGAATAGCCTTTTGAAAATTTTCTAATTGCTCATTCCATTGTTTAGTATTTTGTTCTTGAACTTGGGCTTGAACTCGCTTTACTAATTGTTCTCTACCATTTCTGGCATCCCAATATTTCTTTTGAGCTTGTTCTCGCTTATCTTTTAGTTCATTCACTCGATACGCATCACCATCCTTTCTAGCCTCGTCTATTTGAGCTTCTATATCGTGATAATCTTTTGCCAAGGCTTGCTCTTCTCGATACAACACTGCCGAAGAAGCTTGTCCAAGATCGTTTATTTCTTTAAACTTCTTTCCATATTCTTCATCAAGTTGTTTTCTTGCATCGCCAAGTTTTCGACCCTCATTAGAAAGATGTTGTTCAGTAGAATAACCTTTAATCAGGTCACTAAAAGATACTTCAGTGTCTTTGCCATCTATTTTGATAGCCACTTTAGCATCTAAGTCTAAGTCTTCAGTAGAATACACTTCAGATTCTTGGGTAGACGTATCATCCTCATCTGTCGCTTCTTCTTCTTCTGTCTCGACTTCTTCTTCAACTTCTTCAGTTTCGGATTCCTCTGCTTCTGGGTCTTCTTCAGCAGGTTCTTCCGTGTCTAACTCAGGAACGTCTTGCTCATTGGGTAGAGATTCAGTGAACTCGGAGTTCGCTACAATGTCAGCCAGCATCTGTTCTTCTGTTCGACTATCCGTTGCTGTAGAGTCATCTGATGGGGTAGAGTCTACTGTTGCTTCGGTATTTTTATCCATTCTTCTTTACCTCCTTTTTAGCAGGTATTAATTTTTTCTCATATACAGATTTCATTGAATATAAATGATGCAATGTATCTGCGTTAAGTTTAGCCTTTCCACCACTACGCATTGAGTCATACTCAAGAGTATTTATCATCTGATCGTAGTTATCCAAAAGCTGTTGGTAATTTATTTCATACATTATTGTCCTCCTGTAGGTGTGGTATGTTCTTCCCATACATCTCGAAGTTTATCATTTTCTCCTTGACACTACCTAGTGCCATAGCAGAACTGTAGAGGAACTCACGAGTTTTAGTTTCATGTGAATCAGTCTTTAACCATTCTAAAAAGTAATCGACTAATACTTCTCCGTATACTTCATCAAAGAAATCCTCCCTTTCTTGAGAAGCAAAATGTCCCTTGACATGGGCTTGTCTTGCTAACTCATCAGGGTGGATTTTATGATTTCCATATGACTTTTTATTTCCCAGCCTCTTCTCGGCTGTCTTTTTATATTTATCCAATCTTTATTTTCCTTGGTTTTTTATCTTCAGGAATAACTCTTTCTAATTTAATAGTTAATAATCCGTCTTTTAATTCAGCAGATTTAACGATAATATCATCTGCCATAGAAAAATTACGAGTAAATTTCCTATCAGATATACCTCTATATAGCTCCTCCTTTTTAGAACTCTCCTTATTGGAAGCAATCGTTAGTATATCCTCTGTAACAATTACTTCAATATCATCTTTAGAAAAACCAGCAAGTGCCATTTCAATAGTAAAGTCATTTCCATCCCTCTTTATATTATAAGGTGGGTATGAAGGTAATTTTTTACTGTGATGAATGAACTCATCTAATTGATCAAAGACTCTTTCGAATCCTATTGTATAAGGTATTGGGCTATTATTTAAAAACATATTCATTGTGTTTCTCCTTTATTAAGCGAGGTGAGCGATCATACTAGACCCATAAGGCATCATAGCATTAGCTCTGTTGTTGTTAAGTTACAAGTGTATTGTATATTACTTCAGCATTCTGTGCTGCAGTTCCGTGTGCTGTCTTAAGATTTACTAGTGTTTGAGCTCCGTTATCAAGACCTGTTACAATCTTATAGGATTTTTTATCTGCTTTTACACCTGTCTGTACTGTAGTACCTCCAGTTGCAACATCAAATGTGATTGGTGAGTCACTATGGTTAGTTACCATAATGATTCCTCCACCAGATCCTCCAGCTGTTGTTATTGTACCTGATTGTGTGCCTCCAATTCCAGCACTGGTTAGTGTTACTGTTGCCATTTTATATAATCTCCTGTGGTTGTTCTTCCATCATTGGCTGTTGTCCTTGCTGAGGACTAGGGTTTAATAGCTCTCTTGCCATCATAATTACATCGGCATAATTAGGATGGGGAGGTAATTCTGCTCCTTCCTTAGTAGCCTTGATGGTTAGGTCTGCCCACTCTTGAAAGTGTTTGTCAATAGATACTGCTAACTGTTTAGAGTTATCATCCATTGTATTTTTACTTTGTGCATCTGTATATGCAACATTAGCTTCTGCAAGT